TATTATTTGACATTTTCACCTTCCTTTTGAAGTTCCTGTTTCCATATTTCCCGGGCAATAGGCATTATAATATCCCAAAAATTTTGACATTCCGGCATAACACTATCCCGGGTTATATCCATATAATCCCCACCATATAATTTTTGAATAATTTCAGTAGCCCATAATTCATGATAGAAATCTGAAGCATTGAAACATGAATCAAGGCTTTCAGCTTCTTCCCATACAGCCCGGGCATCTTCATCTGATATACATTTGAAACTTCCGCCCCCTTCCATTCCTGAAGGGTTATATCCGCCCATCCACCATAGGGTTTTTTTATTCTGATCTTATAAACCCGGGCTGCTGATATTTTTACATGATATTTATCTGTTTCAAGATTCATATTCTTTTCCTTTCATCTTCTGTAACAGGCGCAAGAAGCTGAATGAATGGCTTCAATCCCGTTTTTAGAATCAAAGATTATATATTCATGGTTTTTAATTACAATTATGTTTATATGAATATTTTCAGCGCCCTTCCGCTGAATTTCATGTTCTGTATAAACTGTAACAGATTTTAAAGAAGGCTTATCAGGGGGAAGGTTTTTATTTCTTCCTGAAAGAATGGTTATGATCAAGATAAAAAATAAGGCTGAACATAATATAAAAACTAACATTCCTAAAACTGTTCTATTCATCTTTCAATCCTTTTGAATGTTACAGCATATACCCATGGATTCAAAGCCCATGGATATTTTTTCCCGTTTATTGAATCCCATAAATCTTGAAAAGCATCTTTAGCCCTTAATCCATACATTTTAGGGCGTCCTTCAAAAAAATACCAATAAATATTATTTGTAGTTTCATAATCATTTTCTATTTTTTGGCATCCTTCAGAAAAAATATCTTCTTCCGTAATATCCTGAAGCCTTTGAATATCAATTCCCGTAACTTCAAGCCATATCCGGGCGTATTTTTTGAACATAAAAATAGAAGGTTTCCATCCTTTAAATGGATCAGTTATTTTATAATCAGCTTTATAAATAATATCACATCCCGGATGATAAAATTTTATTAAATCCCCATCTTCCCCACCAGAAAAAAAGCCATATGTTTCTTTTATCCATATCAGCGTTTCAAAATCATACGGGCTTTTAATATGAACATAGTTTTCATAATTTTCCCCATATTTAGAACTTAATTCTTTGTTGTTAAAAGCTGAATATAATTCTTTTTTATATCGAACAAAATATTTAAATTCCCATAGATCAGGATCTTCATTGATCTTTTTCAGGTTATCAATTCGGTGGGTATTGGTTTTTTTTATCGTCAAGAACAGCTTTAATCATAGAAGTGCTAAATAATCGGGGGATTTCTTTCATAATCTTTTCCTTTAAGAATGAAGCCCGGGGAAGCTTTGGATTAAGTCATTGCCATATCTTCAAATATATTGAACTTTCCTTTTATCCCCGGGCTTCAAATTATTTCTTTATCAACAGCTAACCATTCCGGCAGCGTTATTTCAGCATCAGAATCTTTGATATATTTGATTTCAATTTGTGATTTAGGAAGCCAAAAATCATTAGTTCCATCAGTACAAAGAACAGCAAGTTCTGATTCCCGTTTGATTTCAACATATATTTCTATTAGATTTTTATCCATAATTCCAATATAACAAAAAATATAATAACGATTAAAGGAACTACCATAAAAATTAAAAACTGATAATAATCTGAAGGTTCATTTTTCATTTCAGTATTCCGGCTTTTTTAAGATGAAAGAAAGTTGATTTTTCATAAAATTTAGGAATTCCCCGGGCTGCTCTATCAGAAGCGGGGGAAAGCCATGGATTAGGCGCTATAATAATTGACTTTCTGGAAAGATCATAAATCAGTTTGATTTTAGGTTTTTTTCTTCCACCTGTTACTTGATAGATTCCCGGATGATTATTAAAGGGAAGATATATAAATCTGTTTCTTCCGCCCATCTTTGCAGCAGCTTTAATAGTTGCAACAATGAATTGCATTTTGGATCTTGATTTAACCCCTGTTCTTAAAAGTTTAATCCGCTTCATTCTTAACGGCCTTCTAACAACCCTGCGCCTTACCCGGGCGCCTTCCCCTTCACCTGAAGAAACTGTTGTAGGGATTGAAACCCCTTTTTTCCCTTTTTTCCCTTTTGTAGTTCCAAATTCCTGATCTTCCATATAATCCATGGTAGATCCTAAGCGTCCATGCGTTTCTTAGAATCATGCGCCTTTTAACGATAGATTTAGCCCTTCTTTGGGCTGTAAATGCTGCGTTGTTTAATGTATCCCGGGTTATATCTGGAAAGATTTTTGGAAAGAAAGTTTCAAGATTTTTAGAATGTTCTTGAAGATCAGAAGTATCAATATCAAATGGAAGTCTTGACATTATTTTCACCCTAACATTTGTAAATCATGAATATGATTTCTTTTTGATGTTTCAATTTCATCATTTAAATTGCAAACTAAAGCTCTTAATTCATCAATAGTTAATTCAGAAATTGGAATTCCACAATATGAATTAATTTCAAATTTATCTTTATATTTATAAATTAAAGCTTCTAAATGTTTTTTTGTTGTATCCCTATAAAGACTATTAGCTTTTTTTGTAGGTATCATGTTTTAATCCTTCAAAATAGGGTTAATGTTTTCAGGATATATTTTAACATTATGCTTTTCTTTATGGCGTTTTCTTTTCCCCCTGTAATTAGGAATAAGCTGAACAAGAACTGTTTTTGAATTCTCTTTTAAAAGAAGCCCTTTTTCTTTTTTGCCGGAAAGATGAAATGTTGCGTATATCATATTTTTATCCTGAATACATCTATAATTTTATTAGCTTTGTTTTTAATGCAATAGCCTATTAAGAAGCCAACAGAAAGAAGTTCAAGGAAGGCAATGATAACAGCAAAATCTTCAATGGTTAGCATGATATTAACCCTTTCTTTTTTGCCATCCATACAGGAATCATAGGATGAATGATTTCCCCGGATTTCAGGTTATCAGGATCAAGACCATAAATCAACTTTTTAGGGAAATAAAACTGTTCCCCGTAGCAATCCACAAAATAAGATTTATTCTTATCATATAGAATTTTAAATGTTGTCATTATTAGCCCCGTTCCCTTCATTATCTAAAATACTATTCTTTTCATTATCTGAAAATTTATTATTTTCAGCGAATTTAAGAAAAGCCCCCCTTCCTTTTGCTTTCAAAATATCCCGGGCTTGAAATAATAATTGATTCCTATCAACCTTTGAATCAACAGCAGCAGCCTGATATTTTGGTTTTTCATTTAAGTAAGATTCAAATTTTGTTCCGAATAATGTCAAAGGGCGGAAAAACTTTGACATTTTATTATCATTTACCCATTCAGCCTTGTTATTAATAACGGTTTCAAAATCTTCAGGCGTATATCCTTCATTCAATCTTGCATTAATTAAATTTTGTGTATTTTTAGAAGAAGCCTTAAAATTTTTCCCGGCTTTTTTGTTCAGATAATTTATGATCCTTTCATACTCAACTATATATTCTTTCTTTATTTCTTTAATAGGTAAGGTAATCTTTTTTGATGACCTTTTGTAATCCTTTTTGATTACTGTAATCTTTTTTGATGACCTTTTCCATTGATCATAATTCTTATTAATACAATACGTTTTAAACTTCAAGTAATCTTTTTTGATTACCTTTATAATAGCAGATTCTTTCAATTTTGTCAAAGCCCTTGAAATATTTTGCTTTTTCAATCCTGTTCTTATTATAAACTGTTTATAACTAATATCCGCAGATTTCCGCTGATAACCGTATGTTTCCCGGATAATCACTAAAAGAACTTGCATTTGTTCCCCGGGGATTCTATGGGCTGCTAAAGCTTCCATAAGTTCATTAGCTAATCTTGTGTAACCGTTTTCTAATTGCGGGCTTTTTGACATTATTTTTCATTTTTTAATATATAAAGCTGTTCTTTCAGCTTTCTATTTTCTTCAATCAGCTTTGTATTAGCCCCTTTATATGATCTATTGGAAAGCTTCAGTTTCTTGATTTGATTTTCTTTGAAGGCATTGTTTTGAAGCAGCCTTTTATTTTCTTTTTTTTCATCCTGAAGCAAGGAAAGAACATCATTAACTTTAGAATCAATTCTGTTTAAGATTTCTTCCATGAAACCCCCTAAATAAAAAAGGCTTCAGGGGCTTTCCCGGGGGAAGGCGCCCCCGCAGCAAAATAAAACGGCCTTGCTGAACCCCTGAAGCCTGATTTAATTTTCATAATTGCCTTCTTTGGAAAATTAAAAATATTTATTAAAATTTTCTTTTGCTTTATCCTTTAAAGATAATATTTTTTTATATTGATCCGCCCGGGGAAAGTGCCTTCCGGCTTCCCATCCCGCATAAGTTTTAAAATTAACCCCTATAAGTTCAGCAAATTTTTCCTGCGTTATATCAAGCCCTTTACGGATCATTCTTATTTCATCTTTGATTTCCATATTTGAACTATTAATTTAATCTTTTTCATTTGTCAAGTTTTTTTCTTGACATAATAAATCTGATATGTATGCTATTCAACATGGAAGGGGGGGGAAGGCGCCTTAATGGGTTAATATGGGGCATCAAAAGCCCTCCGTGTAAAGCTTGCAAGCTCCCATTATTCCCCCCTTCCATCTGTTTTAAGAAAGGAAAGCTTACCATGGAAATTGAAAAATCACTTCAGGTTTTAGAAAAATCAAATCCAATAGAAACAAATAAAATCCGGGATTATTTAGGCAGCTTGAATAAAGAAATAGTTGAACTTGGAACAGATAGGGCTTTTGCGCTGCGGGATAAATCCGGGGAAATCCGCTGTTTTAAACAGTTCATTGAATTGTCAATTCAGAATGAAAGGCTTGTTAAGATACAGGATAAAATCACTATCAGCGCACAAGGTTATGAAATATGGGCTGAAGCAGCGGGGGCTTCAGTAATCTTCCCGCCTGTTCTAAATGCTGAAGGAAAAGAAACTTCAAATCCGTTTGTTATCCGGGATAAAAATAATAATAGAATTCTTTCTGTTTATGCCCGGGCTATTGCTTTCAGATATTCATCAAAGGGAATTCCGCAAGTTTCAGATTGGATTACAATTTATGATAATCCATCATATAGAATGATTGATCTTGTAGGGAAGGCAAAGAAATTTAAACAGGCGTTTCAATTATTGCCTTCAGAATTAATTCCGAAAGAAGCCGGATCATGGGCTAAATATACTTTTGATGAAGCAACAAATTTATGGATTAATACGCAACATGAAGAAGCCCTTTCATGGTATTCAAATATTTTAAACCGGGAAAAGAAGGCAATAGATTTTGCTCAAACTTTTGCAAAAAGAAATGCTTTGAAGCATCTTTCAGGATTGCAAACAGCCCCGGCTGCTTTATGGAAGATCCCTGTTTTATCTTGGCGCCCCATAGGTAATAATATTATCAAATGGGATTATACACAATATAAAAACCTTCAGGGGAATGTTCAAAAACTGATAGAAGGGGAAAAGATTGAATTTCAAGCCGGATCAGAATTTATTGAACCTGAAACATTAAAAACTGAAGCTGAAGCTGATATTGAAGAACAGCCCCCAGATGAAAGCCCCCCTGAAGAAGCCCCCCCGGAAACCCCCGCTGAAAAACCTGATTTTATTGATCCTGATCCTGAAGCTGATTCTGATAAACAGAAGATCCTGAAAAATTATCAAGCTATTGTTAAAATGTTTCCTGAAGAAACAAAAAAAGCTATTAATGATTTGAATCTTGCAAAAGATGAAATTTTGACTATTGAACAAATGGAACAGATTTATATCAAAGTTAATGAAATTGTAGATTCAAAATGATTTTTAAAAAGAAATTACATTTTTATAGTTTTACATTTTCTTATAAAGATAAAATAAAAGAATCAACAGCATCAATTTATATAGGATATAAAAAAAGAAATATAACAAAATTGCATATTAAAAAAGCAAAAGAAGCTATTCCAATTATTCAAAGCGCAGTATTAATTTCTGTTTGTTATTTAGGATATATGACAGAAAAAGAATTTAAAAATGATTAATCAAATCTTTACAGAAAATTTCAAAGGGCTTGAATTCGGAATCAAGCTTGAAGAAAAAAATATTATTTTCGGAAATAACAGTTCCGGGAAATCAGCAGCAGCGCAAGTTTTACAGATTTGTGTTAATGGTTTTGTTCATTCAAATCAAACAGCATATAAAAAGCCCGCTGATATTATCAAGGCTTTCGGAACTGATAATAAAATTCATACAGGGATAAAGATTAAAGATAAAACTTTTGAAAGGATTTTTTCACAAGGGAAAAAACAGGCTTCACAAAATTTTAAAATTAATGGAATCAAAGGGAATAAATCTTATTTCATTCAAATTTTATCAGAAGCCGGATTTCCCCGGATATTTGATATTGTTTCTTTCATGGATTTATCTGATCAGGAAAAAATAAATGAAATCTTCCGGCTGTTCCCCCCGGCTGAAGATGTTCATGCTTTAGAATCTGAAATTGAAGCTTTGAAAAATGAAAAGAATCATCTTTCAGGGGAAAAGAGAACTGCGGAAGAAATTATAAAAAGCCTTGAAATATCAAAGTCAAAGCTTGATCTTCCTTCAGGAAGCCTTTCAGAAATTCAGGATCAGATTCAGGAATTAACTGAAAAAGTAAGGCTTAAACAGGCTGATTTAGCTGAAATTGAAGCCCGGGAAAAGATTGAAGCTGAACAGGCGCAGCAGAAAAAAGCAGCAGAATCAAAGCCTGAAGCAGCGCCTTCTGAACCCTTAACAAGCCCTTATAAAATGCCTGATATTGATCCCCTTGAAAAAACCCGGGAACAGGCTGAAGAAAGGCTTAAAAAGCAGAATGAAGCCCGGGGGATAGGGAAGAAGGCTGATCCTTTAGAATCAATCAATAAAATCATTGAAGCTTTTGATATAGCGGGCTGTTCAGTTTGCTTTGCCAGAACTGTTGCCATTCAGGAAAGAAAAAAATATGGATGAATTTATAAGAAAAATTAAAAAAACAAGGGAATATTTAGATTATATTGAAGAACATTTTTTTAATGTTCAAAAAGCATGGGATATATTAAAAAATAACTGCTATGATATGAAATTTATATATGATGATTTTTATTATTTTACAATAGATGAAGAAATTAAAAATCATGATTTATCTAAATTATCTGAACATGAATTTATTCAGTATAGAAAGGCGTTTTACCCTACTGAAACAGAAGATAAATATGATATGTCAGAAGCATGGGAATATCATAAAAAAGAAAATAAACATCATTGGCAAACATGGACAAATATAAAATTTAATAATCCTTTTGAATGGGAAATCCATTGTGTTCATATGATTTGTGATTGGATGGCAATGGGCTTTAAATTTAACGATACAGCAAAAGAATACTATGAAAATAACAAAGATAAAATTAAATTGCCTGATTACGCAATTAACTATATATATAAAATTTTTAATAGAATTTATTAATTATGGATAAACAGCTTCTAAAAGATGAAATTGAAGGGATGATTTCCAAGGGGAAAGCCCTGCGGGAACAGGAAAAGCTATTCATTGAAAAAAATAGCCTTGATAAGCAGATTGAATTAAACCGTAAAAATATTGATAAACTGAATATTGATTTTGAAAAAGTTAAAGATTCCCTTGCTGAAAAAATAGATATTAAAAACAATTCCCTTGCTGAAGTTGTTTCAAGGCTGAAAAAAAAGATGAATGAAATCCTTCCTAAAGGTAATGTTGTTTTAGATGTATCTGAAGGAAGGTTTAATATTACATGGGAATTTGATAAAAAAAAGCGCCCATATTCCGGGCTTTCAGGATCAGAAAAAGCTGTTTTTGATTCCGCCCTTGCTCATTGTTTTGAAGCTGATATTATTATTGTTGAAGCTGCTGAACTTGATTCCAAAAATCTTGAATCCTTCCTGAAGAAAATAGCTGAAATCCCGGAACAGGTTATTGTTTCAACATGGAATGAAGTTAAAAAAGTTCCTAAAAAATTTAATGTAATTAATTTATGATTCCTGAAGAAAGCAAAGCTTTCATAAGGGCTTTTAAGGCATTAAACACAAGTGAAACTTTACCGCAGCTTTACTTTGCAAAAAATTATATGGATTTATTTTTAAAATCTATTATAGATCATCCAAGGCATACGCATTTAGCAAATATGCTTTTCAATCAATTTAGAATGAACAAAAAAAGGCTGAAATGTCAAAGCTGATTCCAAAATTTAAAGCCATTATAAAACGGGGAACATTATCTTTTATCCTTCCCCATAGAATAGATGAATATTTAAGTTCATTTAAAAGCGGAACACCTGTTTTAGTTTCAGTTCAGAAAGAAGAAAAAACTGAATCTGATCCGCTGCGGAAATATTATTTTAAAGTAGTTGCAAAAATGATTTCTGATTACACCGGACATTCTAAAGATATGATTCATGAAGCAATGAAGATTAAGTTTTCTTCCCATGTTGATAAAAAATATATGTTGACAATTCCACAAAGCGTATTTTCTAAACATTCAACTTTGCCTGTATCAAAGAAAATGGATTTTATAGAAGATGTTAGAAAATGGGCTTCTGATTTTTTAAATATGTATATTCCTGATCCTGAACAGGTTGATTATGAATAATGAAAGTTTTACGATTAAAATATATTTGTAAATCCTGCGGGAAAGAAGCAAAAAAATTAAAAGATGGACATTGTTTAGAATGTATAAAATATTTCAAAGATCAATGGAAAGTTTCAGGATATAATGATGAATAAAATTCAATAAGGTTTAAAAGACATACTGCGGAATCATGGGAAAAGCCTATTAAAAATTATAAATCAAAAATACCTAAAAACAAAATTGTAATGTTCCCTACTACTCATGATATATCTGCAAAGAATTTAATTTTATTTTCAATGCAATTATATCAACTATTAGAACAAAATAAAAAGGTAATTATAGTTTCAAAACCTTCTTATAATTGTATTGTTTCAATCTGCAATACTTTTAAAGAACATAAAAATAAAATTCTTTTCCGCTTTACCATAGGAAGCCTTCAGGATGATATTCTTTCCTTCTGGGAACCCCGGGCGCCTGAAGCTTCTGAAAGAATGGCTTGTTTGAAATATGCTTTTATTAACGGATTCAAAACAAGTGTTTCCATGGAACCCCTTTTGAATATTGATTTTGATCAAACTGTAAATGATATATTACATCTTGAACAGCTTGTTAATGAAAAAATATGGATAGGCAAAATGAATCATGGGGCTTCCCGGCTTACTATTAACGGGCATCCTGAAAAGATAAAAGACTTCAGAAAGCTTGATTGTTATTGGAATCAGGAAATGTTAATAAAACTTCAGAGGCAGCCTGATATTTCTGATTTTGGAAATAAAATAGCATGGAAAGAAAACTGCATAAAAAAGCCGTAATTCTTACAAAGAATGAATTCAGGAAGCTTTGTAAAGAAGTTTTAGTAAGGGATTTATATAGCTGTCAATTATGCGGATTATCAAGAATAGAATTGCTTGTAGTTCATCATTTAATAACCCGGGGAAGGCTTCATTTAGATATACTTGAAAACCTTTTAACGCTTTGTTCAGCTTGTCATTCCCTTTTGCATCAAGGGAATTTGGGAATTTCAATAGATGAACTTTTGGAAAAATATAAATATAGATTAAAGGATTATTTGGAATGAAATTTAAAATATTTTTAGGCTTAACAAAACAATATCGTTTTTATATCCCCCGAAACATGATTGTTTTTATATTGCCTTTTGGAAAATAAGAATACGAATAGGAAGCAAATTTGATTCATAAAAGCGCCATATTTTCAGAAGATAGAATTTATAGATACACCCTTGAAAGAACATGGAATAAAAAAAGGGGAAATGTAAATTTTATAATGCTGAATCCTTCAACAGCAGATGAAAATTATAATGATCCTACTATATCAAGATGTATGAAGTTTGCTGAATCATGGGGATATGGCGGAATTTATATAACAAATATTTTTGCATATAGATCAACAGAAGCTAAAGTTTTAAAAGTTATTCCTGATCCTGTAGGAAAAGATAATGATTCATATATTTATACTGTAAGCGCAAAAGCTAAAATAACTGTTGCAGCATGGGGGAACAAATCAAAGTTCCCTAAAAATCATAAAGACAGGGATTCAAAAGTTTATAGTTTATTATATAATCCGCATTATTTAAGCTTGACTAAATCCGGGGAACCCGGGCATCCATTATTCTTGAAAGGGGATTTAAAGCCTATATCATGGAACTAAACAGCCAACAGAAAGCAGCCGTTGAAACAGAAGCAAAAAGGGTTTTAGTTGAAGCAGCCCCGGGATCAGGAAAAACAAGGGTTATTATTGAAAGAATACATTATCTGATAGATTCAGGAGTTTCCCCCTTTGAAATTCTATGTTTAACCTTTACCAGAAATGCAGCCCGGGAAATGAAAGAAAGGCTTGAAAACAGGATAGGTTCAGCAGCTTATAAGATTACAATAGGAACTTTTCATTCAATAGCCCTTGATCATCTTCAGCGTTATTCTGAATTTATCGGCTTCAAGAATAATTCAACAGTATATAGTGATTTTGAAGAAAACTATCTTCTGAAGGAAACAGCCCGGGATATAGGCTTTCATGATGGGAAATCTTTCAAGACAATAACCAAAAAAGAAATTAATTTCTGTTTTTATAATTTTTATAATTATGGAAAGCAGCCGGATAAATATGAAGCTGTATATTCTCTTTTTCAAGCTTTTAATTACCGCTGCAAGGAAAATAATTCATATACATATGGATCAATTTTAACAGAATTCAGGCGCCTGATCCCGCATATATCCGGCTTTCTTTCATGGAAGCATATTATATGCGATGAATCACAAGATAATAATTCAATTCAATTTAGTATCCTTGAACTGCTTTCTGAAGTTTTAGAATCTGAAATGTTTTTAGTTTCCGATATGGATCAAACTATATATGAATTCAGGGGAAGCTTCCCGGATTACCTTTTGCACCATGAAGAAAGCTTTAATATTTTTCCCCTTGAATTAAATTATAGATCAGATTCAAATATAGTTAATAGCGCAAACAGCTTGATTCAAAATAACCATAACAGAATCAATAAAGAAATACTTCCTGATAAAATATCTTATCACCCATTAACATTTATAAAAAATATGGATTCTGCTGAAATTGTTAAATTGATTAAAAGCCTTGAAGATATTTTTCCTGATCAATCAAAAGCAATATTAGCCCGGAATCATTTCTTGCTTAAAAAGATTTCTGAACTTTTAGCGGAAAAAGAAATTGAACATTCATATATCGGGAAGAAATCAGAACTTGTTCATTCTGAAGATTTCAGAAAGTTTCATGCTTTCCTGAAGCTGATCATCAATCCTTATGATAATTTCAGCTTCCTTCTTATCCGGGATCTTTTGGGGCTTTCCCGGGCGGAATATAATGATATACGGCTTCAGGCTGCTAATGCGGGATTATCACATTTCAAAGCATGGAAGATTAGAAGGGAAAGAACTGTTTTTAAAGATTTGATTTTTAATGAACAGGAACATTATCTTCCTAATATTTTATCAATTCTTTTTGAATCTTTAACTAATAAAATGAAATGTTTTAAAACTGTTCAGTTTATTCAAGAATGGATTGATAATAATCCTAAAGGAACTATTCATGATTATCTGAAATGGTTAAGCCTTTATGATATTCATGATGAACTTCAGCCGGAAGAAGATAAGCTTCAGCTTATGACATTTCATGCAGCAAAAGGGCTTGAATGGGATCTTGTTTTAATAGCCGGAATGAATGAAGGAATCCTTCCTTCAAAACAGGCTTTGATAAATAATGAAATTGAATCTGAAAGGCGCCTTTGTTATGTTGCCATAACCCGGGCAAAAGAAAATTTAATATTGACAATCCGCCCGGAAAAATCAGAATATCATGGAAAAGAGTTAATTCAGAAGCAAAGCAGATTTATTAAAGAAATGCAAGATGAATGATAAATTTTTAATAGTGATTTATGATTTCCGAAATGAAGGCTTTGAACAGAATCAAGCCCTTCAATATCGGATAGCTGAACATGATGAACTTGAAGTTCTTAAAGTAAAACTTGAAGATTCAGGAAATCATTTTGAAGTGTATGCCATAGGGGATTTAATTTTTTCATCAACTCAAACAGAAAGGAAAGATCATGGTTAAAGTAAGAAAGTTTTCGTTTTACAAAAAAGTTGAATGTGCCTGTGTTCCGGGGGCTGTTGAAGATGAACCTGAATTTACATTCAAATGTGAATGTGATCTTGATCAGGTTCCTACCAGAAGTGCGCAGTTTGCTGCTGCTATCTGTTCTGATCCTTCAAATTCCGTTACCCCGGAAGATATTGCAAAATATGTAGTTCTTGTAGATTAGAACGCATATAGGGCTATTTTTTGGCGTAAAAAAAGGGGGGAAGGTATCTTTCCCCCCTTTTTCTGTTTTACCCCCTTAAATTTCAACCTGAAGCATATTTTCAGGCTTATTTTTGCCTTCCCAGAAGGCTGAAGCCCCAAAATATTTAACAGCATTGTAATATTTTAAAGCCCTTCTTCTTCTGGGAAATCTTAACCATCCCCCCCGGGCTTCAATCAGCCGGAACATATTATTCAGAAAAACCCTATCAGCAAGCTTTTTATCTTCAAGCGTTTCCCCTATATGATACATGAAATCATGGATATTACAGGCTTCAACTATGCTTAAAAAATAAATAGTATCAGGGACATAATCAAAACGGGCGCCCGCAGCCCCGCAGCCATTAACAATTTTAGCCCTTTCTTCCGGGGATAAAGCTACATATTCAGCGGGGGCGTATAAACTAACTAATTGAACTGTGTGAAAAGTCAACATAGTATTCATTTTCCGCTTTAAAAAAATCTGAATAAAAACAATTTGTAATTTTTATTTCAATTTCCCCTTCAGGATAAAGGCTATGATAAGCTTCATTATCACCTGAATTTCCTGATTCAACAACTTCTAATTTAATTATTGTTGAACCACAATTTTCAATTTTTTCTATACATTTAAATTTAGTTCTTAAACTTTTCATCAGATATATCCTTGAATAGTTTCCCTTTGATGTTTCAAATGAAAAATAATCATTCCTTTATCTTCAGGCGTTATAATATCCTGTATCCCTAAAAGCTTTTTTAAAATCTTTGTTGCATAAAAAGTAATCGGCATTTCAGAAATAAGATAATCAGCAGCCAAAGTATATGTTACGCCTTCACCTTCAATAAATTTAATAGCATGATCAATATACATAATAGCTAAAGCAGCCTGTTCAGGATTCTTTTTAAAATAAGCAGCGGAAGCAAGGCATAAAATTATATCAGCCTGTTCAGGGGAAGCAAGCCCGGATTCATAAAGAATTTTACATAATATGCTTCCTTCATAATCCGGTTTTGTGCAAACAGAATCGTTATCCATAGAAGCGCATCCATAAATAAAAATAAATACGATTAAACAAATGATAAATATTTTTTTCATATTATCCCCCATAAAATTTATTTATTCCTTTTTTTATTGCCTTTGCCATATCAACCTGATTTTCAGGTTCTTTTAAAAACCGTCTTGTTCTTAAATTTGATAGAAATTCGCATTCAATTAAAACGGCTTTCATTTTTGTTCCTTTTAAAACATGAAACTCCGGGGATTCTTTAACCCCCCGCATTTTATGAGTAGGAAAAGCCCATGCCATTTGATCCATTAGCGAATAAGCCAACATATTTTTTTTATAACAATGTACGGACATTCCAGAAACTGTTCTATTATGAAAAGCATCACAATGAATAGAAATAAAACAGCTTGCTTTCCATTCATTAGCTAATCTGCATCTTTCGGAAAGATGAATATATTGATCCGTTTCCCGGGAAAGTTTAATCTGATAATCATTCATTAGAAGAAGTTCATATTTCAGAAAAAAGGCTATTGAAAGATTAGCATCATCTTCTTCAACATAGTTCAACTTATCACCCCATGCAGCCCCGTTATCTGTTCCACCATGCCCGGGATCTATGAATATTTTCTTAATCATTATCATCCCCCGGTTTATATGTAGCCCTTCTTTGTTCCGCTTTTGTAGCAAGAACAGCAAGGGAAGTATTTATTCCGCCTATTTCTTCAACCATTTTTAAATTAGTATCAGATATTCCTTTTTTAATATCTTCAATATCCTTTTGAACTTTTTCAAAGTGTTCTGTTCCTTTATCAAGGCGTTTTTCATGGTGTTTTATAACGGTATCAACTTCAATAAGTTTAAGGGCGCCTTGATTTACTTGATTATTTACAGTTTTTATATCAGATGAAAGATCAGAAAAATATTCTTTGATTTCATCATGATCTTCTTCAAGACTTGTAACCCTGCCTTCAATTTTTAGCATACCTAAAAACCAATTCCATGAACCCATAACAGGCTTTAAAATCCCCATTCCATCCACCCTTGACAAATTTTAAATTACTGCTGCTGTTTCCGAATAATCAGCGGGAAGTTTCCCTTCTGTTTTAAGATCAGCAATAGCTTTTGTTCTGCTATTTTCTTTTTCTTTTGCCCTGATTAATTTATTTTTTTCAGCAATATCATTTTGATTGTTTTTAAATTCCTGAATACCTTCATCAGATTCATCTAATTTTTCATGATCTTTTTTTTGTGGCCTTGAATATAAGGCTATAATGTTACTTTCTTTATCCCTATCCACATAATAATTTTTTGGCATAACTACCCCCTATTCTTTGCCCCTAAATTCATACCATCCAATTAAAGCCATTTGTAAATTTTGAGCGTTTAAACTTTGTCTATGCGTAATCTGTGAAGATTTATTTGTCATTCCAATAGCCTGAACAGCATCAGCATCACCTGATCCCCCTAAAATCATGCCTAACGGCCAGCCAACTGTAGTAGGAGCAATATTTGCTAAATCATTATTATTTATATAAACTAATCCATTCCCGCATAAAATATTAATAATGGCTAAAACATTAATACCGGGAGGCGTTGATGTTACTAAAGTTCTTTGCGATGTGCTTGTTGTTCCGCTAAAATCAAGACCTATTGTATTATCATACCAAAAGAAAAAATCACCATATTGAACATATCTAATAATATTAGAAGAAGAATCAGTTAAAACAGAAGCAACCCTTCTATAAATATCAAACCCAGAAGGCGAAGCATCAGCTAAAAGATTTACTGCTGAAATGCTTGTATCAAAACCAGCATCAACAACTCCTGTAGATGAATTTGCGATAATAAAAACATCATACCATGTATCAGCAGCAACAGTTCCAAGTGTTGATGGAAATCCGCCCTGATCATCACCTTGCGCCCATAGTGCATCAATTTGCTTTGTGATAGGCGAAATTAAAAAAATATTTTTCGCATTCAAAGCATCCCTGCATTCACCCGGTAAAATTTCAATATCATGCTGAAGATCAACAGCATCATTAGAAGTAATTAATCCATCTATGTATCCCCTTTGAACAGGAACAATATCTTTAAAGCTTAAAATAAGTTCAAATCTTAAATTAGAAGCATTATAACTTAATAAAGAATATGAATCCTGTTCAATATCATCAGCGTTTAAAGAGTTTCCATTTTTATCAGTTAAAGAAATAGTTCCTAATATCCCTATTTTGACTGTTGTTGCGCCTGTATTTGAATAATTAGCTTTAAAAAGAACAGGCAAGCCATCAAGATAAGCTTCAGGATCAGCGCCTTTTGAAGAAAGTAAAATATCATTAGGCGCCCCAATTAAAGTATTATCATCATATCCAACAACTAAATTAAATATTTCCTGAAGCCCTTCAAAATATTGACTTACAGGAACAGTATCAGGATTTCCTGAAGGCGTAATTCCAGAAACATCAAGAATTTTCTGAAGTATTCCCTGAATATCATTAGCCCATGCTTTTTCAAAAGGCGTTCCATCTAAAGCCCCGGGCGTAGTTTCATTTTTAAATGATCCCTGCGGATAATTTGCATCACCCGCAATAACATCAAGATATTCATTATCAAGTTCTAAAGCCATGATTCCCCCTTATACAAAATTAATTAATAAGCCTACCCATGTTTGCCTTGGCTTAATTCGTAAAACTAAAGTTTCAAATTCAGCTTGCCTTTCAGCCGGAATATCAGCATAATCCGGGAAAGTTTCAGCGCCTATATACCAGAAATAAACCCATCTATCAGGATCATCAGGAATAGTTACAGGAACTTTTATAATTATAAAACCTTCATTTGCTCCGCATAAAGCTGAAGGATTCCCGCAGCGGGCATTATTATTACCGCAAACAACATTTGCAATATACTTCTTTTTTGCAAATTGTGTATTATTAACAAGAACATTCTGATCTAATAATGTTCTTGGATCTACAGTAAATCGCTTTATATCCCCTCTTGCTCCGCAGCGGGCATTATCATTACCGCAGCGGGCGTCATTATTCCCCGATACTACATAAGAAATAAATGTTTCATCATACACCCACCATTCATGAACATAAACATCAAAGCCTTCCCCCTGCAATGTGTCTTGAATGAACTGCGGGCTTTGTCCCCCTTCTTCCTTCCATCTTGCATCAAGCCTATCCCTTCTTTCCTGTTCAACATCAAGCTTTTTAATAATTCCAAATTCAGCTTCCCATTCATCAAGCTGCCTTGTAGCTTGCGGGAAAAGATCAAGATAAACTAAATCAAAAAATTCTCTATAAGCCGGATTTGTTTCTGAAAGCCCTATAAAAAAATCTTTTAGGGTTTTATCAATAACAAGTTTCCAAGCTTCAGACCTTGGAAGAAGATGTTCATAAATTCTTAAAAATAGATTACTCATATCAGCTAAAGCTATAAGTTAGATTAACAAGTTTAGATTTTTCACCTTCTTTTAAAAGATAAATATCTATTAATGTATCATCCCCCGTAAAAAATAATGTTGCTGTTGTAAAAATTCCGCTGCGGGCTGTAACAGCATCATCAATAATTCCTATAATTGCTGAACGTGTTATTTTATCGCTGCGGGGGGGAGTAGTAAGCCCATCTACAAAAGGTTCACGATTTAAAAAATATTGTGTTAAAGCTGATTCAATTTCTGCTTTAACTTCATCTTCATTCTGAACATCAAGATTAATAACATCTACATCAAAACCCTGCCTTGATATAGGAAGGGAATTAACGAAAGCTGTCATAGGGCGTCTTGAAGCAAGCCCTGTATCATCCTTTTCAATTTGTTCCTTTACATCATCAAGCTGCGCCTGTGTCGGAATTCCATCAGGTTCAGTAGCGGATTCAGAATAAACATCAACTTCACCCGGAAGCCCCGTATATGGATAAACATTAATTATTCCCGCTGCCTGTTCCCCCCAAAATTCATAATCAACAGCAGCGCCCCCCTGCGGACGTTTCTGGAATCTGTCAATAACTCTTAACCTGTATGCGTTTTCAGATTCAGCATCAGCAGCCGTAGTTATTATAGAATAAACTACTGCTTCCCGGGAAACATCCCCTATAGGATTTACAAATGAAACAAGATCATCAATAGCAAGATTTCCTAAAGTTCCTACTCCCCCATTATCATCAGGATCATTTACAGCTATAATTTCAGCCTGAACTATTGCTGAATCAAGCAGAACTTCAGATTTTGTAATATATGTAAATCCGTTTTTATTGCTTGTTAATTGTGTTCCCGCTGGAAGTGATCCCCCTTGTGTTTCAACAATAATATTTATTCCAAGTTCAGCCTGTGTTCCCGGGGATGGATCACCTACCCCCAACAGGCGCCCCCATTCAATCAATGGATTTATAATTTTTCCATTAACAGTAGTTTCTTCAAAAGAAGCCGTTGAAACAAACATTTGAAGAAATATAAAGCCCCCGTATTTATAAAGGATGATATAAACAGCAGCAAGCGCCCTTGAAATAACATCAATAAAAGCCCTTTTAAGCCCGGATGTTTCTTGCCCTAAATTAGCTTCAAGGGTTGATTTTATTGTTATATAAACTGCAAAAATATTAGGTTGATCAAGTGCCATTTTGCATAGCCTTCCAATTTAAAGTGAAATTAAAATTTTCTTCTTTCCCTTCCGCATTAATTTTTATATCAAATCTTACAAGATTCAATTCAGGGGAAGAAACAGAAACTTCAATACTTGAAGCAATCTTTTCATCTAACATCCATTGTAAATCTTTTTTTGCAGCTTCTTCAAGCCGTAATAAACTTGAAGAAGTTATAGGAAGCTTTAAAAGCTGATATTGTGTTTCTGATTTATATTTTTCCATTGGATCAGTAACAATAAAATTTCCCCACCATTGAAGATTATTTCCTTCTGATCCATCATCTTCACGATTTCCCCCGAATAATGAAAGATAAACTGCTGTTTCAAAGCCCCTTGTCATTATAGGTTGACCATCAATGAAGGTTACTTCCCCCCCATCATTGGTTTGAAACATTAAAACATCCCCTTGTGTACTAAAAGTAACCATATCTTTTTATTCCGGGTTTACAGGCGCCCCGCTTTGTTGATCACCTGAAGAAACCCCGCCATGAACGTGTTCAGAAAGTAAAACGCTTTGAACTATTGATTCAATTAATCCTATTAAAGTTGTACCCGTTATAGTTCCGGCAGCAATAACATTTTGACCTACTGCCAAATTATTTGACATAACAACTTCATTAAGAAAATTAGTAACCCCTAAAATGGAAACATTATTATTTATAATTAAATCCCCCCCATCAAGTTCCCATTCATTAGCTGCTATTCCTACTGATTGCGCTACAATACTTACATTTCCAACAGGATCAAGGCTAATTGTAGCAAGCCCGTTTGTTAATTGACAAGCGCCTGTATTGAACAGTTTAAAAACGCAGCGGGGAAGCCCTGTTAATTTATCCCGGGAATAAAGAAAAATTTCCCCTTCATCTGAAGTTGAAATATTAAAATTATCAAAAGCCCCTACTGCAACATAGTTTCCTGTTTCTTCAACTTTTAATAATGCAACCCTATCATTAGGAAGGGGATTAGCATCAATCCCCGGGGGAAAATAAGGCGGAACTTGAACATTCTGATCTTTCCCTATTTCAACTTTGAATTCTTTAACAACATTAAATAAGGCTTTTATAGTTTCAACAAAACTTAAATATCTTGATATTAATCCCATGGCAGCGTCCCCGGAATTTCCCCGCTGAAAGATTCAGGAAGGATTAAATTTAAAGAAGCAGTATCATTTTCACCCCGCTTTAATGATACTGATCTAATCAAGAAATCAGTTTCATTATATACCATGGCGCCCGGGCTTTGTAATTTTATCTTTTTATTAGGCGTCCATATTTCCCCTGCATTATTCCGCCAACCTTGAACAGAAACAGTAATGTTTACAGCTTCCCCGAACATCCGGCCT